CATCCCGAAATGCGTTTCGGGGTAGCACTGTTCGGGTTCGCGATCACCCTATTGGGCTTTTTTACCCTGCGCGCGACTAGCTTTCCACCCCTGCTTTCGATTGTCGCGCCCGACTACGTTGCCCAGCAGCATGGCATGCAGCGCCTGGATCGCAACGAGGAGTTGTTGGCCGAGGATGCTGACTTCGCCGCGCTTTGGCGTCTGGTCGTTGTTAGCCGCCCAGATCGGCCAGAATTCGCATCGTTACATCCGACGCGCATGAAGTCAGCGAATAGACTAATTTTCAAACCCGGGAGAGACCAGAGCGACTGGATCCAGGTTTTCATCCGGGAATGGCCAGATCCAGGGCAGGTCGACCTGGTACCGTTGACCAAGTTGTCCGAGCAGTACGTCAATCGCAGGACGCTTGGGTGGGGCTTATCGCTCTTCGTTTTCGGCAGCTTCTGTTCGCTGTTTATGATTTTCTCGACCTACGCGAAGGACCGCGCAGCAAAGCGTAAAGGTGACACACCGTGATAGAGGTGGTGGGCACACGCACATGACGTCGCTGGAAGCGTTACTCCGCCGGGAAGTGAAGGGCCGCGAGGTCGGGCCGTGTGAAGGGTGCAGACATGCAGCCCGCTGCGCTCAAGGCCTCGCCTGCCGCGCGCTCGAGCTTTTCGTGTGAACGTCGGCCGGTTCAGCCGCGGTGGCGCCGCGGCAGCCGGATCGGCGGATATTCGAGCGGCTGTATGGTCACGACACGGCTAGGGGGATCGCGACATAGCGACGTTTATGAGAGTTGCCCCTTTTCACTTCCAAACTTCAGTTTCCTCAGCGAAATAAATGGGTCGCCGATGCGGATACATCTCAAGTAGCGCTGCTCGCAGTGCCCTTGCCACGTCCAAGACAGATGGAATTAACCCTTGCGCATGTACGATTATCCCGTCCGTATATCGCTCTAGGGTCTGTTTGATCACTTCACCGCACATCTCCTCAAGCTCATCAAGAGATTTGGGAGTTGGCGTTTTCACGCTCGCCATATTTTGGACCCGCTTTTGTTCATCGTACGCCTGTTGTGTTAACTGACGAAATGTCCCCCGGTATAGAGTTTCCCTGGACACGCTTTTGGGCCAAAGTAATGGCCGGAGGTGTGTTCGATGCGACGCAAGCAATCTGGAATTTCGGAAGAGAAAGGTCGTTGGTCCTCGAAGAAGAAGATGGACGCTGTGATGCGACTACTGAAGGGTGAAGATTTGGATTCTTTGTCCCGAGAACTGAAGGTCAATGCCGCAACGCTATCGTCCTGGCGCGAAGTGTTTCTGGCGAATGGTCTTGCCGGCTTGAAGAGTCGTGAGGTCGATGCGCGCGACGAGAAGATCGGCGCGCTGCAGAAGGCGCTAGGCGAGACGGCGTTGAACCTGGAGATTTCTCGAGAGATCAACCGGGTGTATGAGAGGAAACACGGCCCTTTAGCCCCGGGGAGATCGACCAAGTGAGGCGCGAGGTGTCGGTTTCCCTGAAGCAGGTGGTGGCGCTGAAGGTGGTGTGCGCGATGGCTGGAGTGGCGCGCTCGAGCGTGTATTTTTCGAGAAAAGCCGCTGTGACTTCGTTGCCGGGGTTGCGGTCCGCACCGACGCGCGGGCCGGTTGGTGAGTTCACCGATGTACAATTGGTGGAGCAGATCCGCGCGGTATTGGCCGACACGCCGTTCCTGGGCGAAGGATACCGCAAGGTGTGGGCGAAGCTGCGCCACCGCGGCGTGCGCACGAGCCGCGCTCGCGTGCTGCGCTTGATGCGCGAGCATGGTCTTCGAGCTCCGACCCGCAGCGGCACGGTACGAGGCCCACGGAGCCACGAGGGCACGATCATTCCCGACGCTCCGGATCTGCGCTGGGGAACAGATCTGACGGGCACCTGGACCACCCAGGAGGGCGGCGTGAGTGTCATGCTCACGGTGGATCATCACACGGCCGAGATCCTGGGAATCCACGCGGCCAAGCGAGCAACGCGCTGGGAAGCGTTGGAGCCGGTGCGCCAAGCCGTGCGCCGAGTCTTCGGTGGAATCCGCGCCAACGTCGCCACCGGCCTGCAGCTGCGGCACGATCATGGCTCGCAATACATTAGCGCCGACTTTCAAAACGAAATTAAGTTCTTGGGGATCGAATCGAGCCCGGCTTTCGTCCGAGCGCCCGAGGGCAATGGATGCGTCGAGCGGGCAATCCGCACCCTCAAAGAGCAGCTGCTGTGGGTGCGTAGCTTCGACTCCGTCGAGGAGCTGCGCACGGCCTTGCTCGATTGGTCGAAGCTGTACAACGAGCAATGGATGATCGAGCGTCACGGCTTCAAGTCACCCGCTCAGCGCCGGCGGGAATACTACGCGGCGACGGAAAAGTTGGTGGCATGATCGAGTTCGTTAACTGCAACCGCGTGTCCAAAAAACCCTTGACCGGTACAAATGCTTCGAAACGTACAAAATCAAGCGCGATGCGGCTCGGAATGCTTTTGTGAGGACCTTCGAAAAGGAACGCGAGTTGACCGGCGTCGAACGCTTCTACAGCCGGGGGCTGCATGATGAAACCTGGGATGAGATACCACCGATAAGGATCCGAGACTCGAGGGAGGACGATTCGCTGGTTATATTCAACAGCATGAGAATAGATTTGACTTAGCGAAAAGATGACACTATTCGCTGCCTCAACGTGACGATCTTCTGTCTCCTGTTCGCGCCGCGTTCGATCCGCTGACAGAGCGATCCACGCGCCCGCCGCCGTTCCAGCGAATGCACCTATCGCGGCAATCATGAGGTCGCTGAGGGGCTTCGATTCACCATCAGGAAAGACGCGAGCAAACAAGACTCCGATAAAGAAGGATACCGTTCCTGTGAAAATCACGGCCAAGGCAACGCCAGTATTTGATTTCATCCACAAATTCCGGCCCTCCCCATTCAGGTATCGTCGCTGTCACCATCAGCCCCGATGACTAAATCCATTAAGTCGGGTGCAAAAGGCGCGCGAACGTAGGCGCCTGTATCGGACATCAGACCCTCCGAGGGGGCCCTCACTATAAGACCTAGACCAATGAGACCCCGAGCCAGCGACGAATCCTCCGTTCCGCGTATAAGGCGAAGCGTGAGTTCGGGAACATTCGGTTTTTCGGCGAATGAGTACCAAAGGTATTCACGCGTCTTATGCAAAAAATTGATCTCGGCAGCAGAGATATCTCTCAAAATCCTGGAAATCAATTGGGCCCGGAAATGCTCCAAATAATTGGAGTTTGCAACATTAAGCACCGCAGCCTTCAGCATTCGAAGTTTCTCTTCGTCTACGGTCTCAAAGATCGTCTGTACAATGCCGACCGTAAGTCGGTACTGGGCATCGGTAAACCGATTTATATGATCTGACTGCGTGCTCAGGCGCGCATCCAAATCCTCCAGCGTCTCTCGTATGCGCTTTTCTGCACGACCGTGCGCAAGCGAATTGTTTAACACCGGCAGTAAGGCAGTGAGCGAGAGTATCGGGTGCGCAGGATCAAATACCGCGAGTGCCGCCGCTACCGCCTCAGCCGGCAAACTCCCAGTGACCTTTTCTAGCGCGGATCTGTCTTTTGTTCCCATGACGTTGCAGCGGTGCGCTGGACGGTCAAGCTGCAGCGGGAGGCGATTTTTCGGTAATCGGGAAACTCATCACTTTCTCAAAATGATCAGCATCGCTTTTCACCCCAACATCCCATTTTCGTGTGAAAGGCACGGCGCGATCTACCGCGAGATTCTGCCCGGTCGAAACTAACCACGATTCCTGCTGAATAAAACCTCTTCGCTCCACCCTTCCGACTAATGCGGCGCCGCTTGCGGTGAATAGCAGATTTCCAGAAACGGGAGCGTGAGGCGCAAGGGATGATAGGTCGGCTGGCATATAGAACTCCGCTTTTCCTAGCGCGATGCAATGTCGGTCTGCCAAGCCATTAAGCAAAAACGGTGACTTTCCGGGCATGCCATCGTGGGGCTTAAAGGCGAGCGCGAGGGGTGCCGGGCTATCTTCGAATAGCACAATGAGGCAGCAAAGCAACTCGTCGGAAGAAAACGGCATGATGACCAGGGTCCCCGGTTCGATCTCCGTGACGGGGCGGGTCTTAGCATCGGTAACTCGAATCATCGGCAATTCTCCCTTCGCGAGACAGTTTACGGCAAGTACCGCAGCCCGACCGACAGCGCGCCCGGGTGCGATCTTTCATCAACCATGGCTTAAACTACAAAAATCTTCGGTTGATGCAACGAATTTCTCTCCGTACATGGATTCGTATTTTACGCGCACGATGATACGGTCTCGGCACTTGACCGCGGCGGCAGTCGTTGGGAATGCGATCAGAAGTAGAAGGTTTAACGAACCGTTTACTGCGAGCCAAGTCTCGCGACGAATCTCCCTCATGAAGCATTCACTCCCCCAGGTAACGGACAGCGCCGCGCACAAAAGAGAGATGGTGGGTTGACTGGGAATGCGAGTGCTGAACGGCTGGCCGTCAACAAAAAAATCGAGATTCGTTATTCGCCCTGGCCCGATACCGTAATTTTTCAGAACTATGCTGAGCCGGTCGTTGTGGCAATCAATTTCGAAATCGAGTGCTGGCGTGACGGATAACTTGCTATGAGTCTGAGCTCTGTGCTCGGCACGATCGCTCAATATCAGTTGCCTGTAAATCAGCCATAACTGGAATGCCAAGAGCACGAGCTGTAACGCCAGAATAGCAATCGTCATTTCTTCGTTGAGGTTCATTTCGGAATCACATATGTAGCGAACATAGCGATTAACGCCAACAGCACCGCAATCCATAGCCAGCCCTTCCACGCTCGACCATTCGGCAATGTCTCAGTGACGGCCTGCTGGTGAGCCGCTCCTGGGCCGTCTGCGTGCGTTTTATCGACGTGAGTGAATGACAGCCCGCTTCCAGGGATGCCGACGGTTTCGCGCACCCGGCCGTGTCCGACCGTGATATGCGCGCCCTTGACACCCACGCTGGCTGAGACTCCCCGGCGAGACACGTTCAATGTCAGGCCGGGGAATACCTTTAGGCGGCGGTAGAAGCGGAAGCCCATCAAGTTTTCACAGCAGGAAATATCCCGCTCGATTTCAAATCATTGAAGGTCAACTCAATGATCAAAGGTGAACCGTCTGACGGGAACAAAGGGCCGTTCTTGTATTTGGCCTCTATCTCTGATTCGAGCTTAACGAGGTTGGCATTCACCAAGTCAAGCGCGTCGAGCTGGCTGATCTTTGGCTTTCCAACGAGTTTGCCCAGCGTATCAAGCATTACACGGGAAGTTATCGTTCTCGTACCACGGGAGTAGTAGACCAAGATTTGATCCGGACCCGTCGGTGGCGCGACTGCGTGGACGTTCGTCAACATGACGTTGCCCGCGAACTGCCGCTGCGGGTATCGAGCGATGATTTGTGCCAGCGAGCCGGCGTCAGCAGGTCGGCAAACTCCATACCAATTTCGGCGGCGTGATCGAGTTGCGCTTGTAGGTCGGTACCGGCGGCGGTCGATTGATCGATTGACCGCGCGAGCAGCGATGCCTCCTTGCGGAACGCTTTCACATTGGCCGAGAGTCGCGCGAACAGGGGTACGCGCGCGGCCATGGCCGCTGATTCTGCACGAACCTTCGATATACTGGGATGAGCCATTTCAACACTCCATTTGTTGGGACTGGTCAGGGGCCGCTGCAGCGTCAACTGCGGCGGTCCTGCCTAGTGTGCCACCGTCAATGGGGAAAGGGTTCCCCATTTTCAATCGCCGAGGGATGCCCAGAAATACGCCCAGTTAGGCATTTGGCGACGATCCGACGAATACTTCGATTTCGCCGGGTATGCCGGTCAACGCGTAGGCGTGCGCGCGGCAGTGGCCCTCAATCAAGGTCACCCCAGCGTCGCCGGTGCACTGCGCCGCGATGATGGGCGGAAATCTGTCGCCGCGGCGCAGTCGGGTCGCAATGTCGCCGATACGGCCACAACATCAGCCCACGGCTCGCACGAAGGACAAGGCTGCGATCGGCGCATTGCTGCGCATTATCCAGGTCTGAGTTATCAATCAGCGAGGCTCGGTCGGTACGCAGCTGCGCCAGGGCCGGCGTGTAGAGATCCTTTGTGTATGGGCCATCGACCTCTGCCTGCAGCCAAGCTAGGATAATCTCGTCTAACGTCGCGTCGCGCACGTCAATCATTTATGTCGTCGCCGTTTACGCTTTTACTTCCGTGAGCCTCCGCGACGTTTCCCACCGTGATTCACCGAGACATTGTCCGGCTCCTGCGCCCGCAGGAGCAGACGCAGCTCGACCAGCTCGGCGAGGCGCTTGTCGCCGGCCACGATTCGCGCGCGGCACGGCGGGCACAATTCGCAATCAATCGCGCGTCCCTGCAGCGGGACGAACCGTGCTTCGGCCGCGGCCGTCATCGTGGGTTCATCGCAGCCGATGCAGCGCTCAATCACCCATTACCGGCGCGGCTGCTGAGACGCTTGCGCGCGCGCTGCGGCGTGCACCTGCGCCCGGGTCATGGTGACCGGCGGGATAGCCTTGCCTTCGTGATCTTTCGGCTTGAAGTCCGCCTGGATACCGGCCTCGAATTGTGCTTTCGAGATGTACACGCCCCGGGAAGCTGCAACCACGTCCTGCGCCTCGACTTTTGAGAGCTGCACCGTCTCGTCTGGGTTCACGATGCCAGACCGGCCGCCGGCGCCGCGGCCTCGAACGAAAAAGCCGGCCGTTGCACGAATGTAGAATGTTTCTTCCATTTGGGAAATCTCCTGGTAAATATTGGGATTCACACCGCCGCCCGTGCTCCGCGATGCTGTGTGGCAGATCGCGGGTCCAGGGCCCATCACGCCACGTCTGGCGCGGATGCGGATCTCGCTCCGCTTGCATGCGGTCCGAACGGGCCGCGGGACTCGTCTGACCGAGAGGGCGCGGTTCTTCGGACATTCGGGTTTTTTCTGTCACGCGGCAATGGCCCGAAAGAACCGCGCCCGGTGGAACCGGGGATTCAATTTGAGCGCCCGCACAAAAGCCGCACGGCGTTGCCGTCGAGCGTCCGTTCACTCAGCAGTGCGGCGGCAACGCGTGTGATTGCGCCCCAGTGATCCGCGACAAGTTTCTCGGCGGCGGACCGCGCACGCGTGAGCAGCGTCGCCCGGTGCACCGCGTGAGAATGCAAAGGCAGCTCTCCGAGGATCCGGTGTATGCATTGCTCCATAGCGTCGAAATCACTCTGCGCACCTTCGGCCCAATCCCAGCGCTCCGGGTTCCATCGTTGGGTGGCGTAGGGCCCGGCGAGTTGCGCGACCGCAAGCACAGCCGAGTCTTCGGGAGTGTCGGCGCCGCGCCGCGGCGTTGCGGAACCTGCGATCCAGTTGACGTGATCGACTTCGATGGTGACGTGAGAAACGCCCAGGCCGAGCAGATGAAAGGCAACCGCGTGCCCGGCCTCGTGAAAACTCGTGCGTTCTAGCGAATCGGTCGCGCGCATTTCAACTTACCCCAGTCGCCACCGTGAACCCGACCGCGTTTCGCAGTCCGATGTCACAGGAGAGAATCGCGCGCACGCCGATCATGCCGGCTAGGAAGTTCGCATAGGGGTTCACTTCAATTTCGAGCATGCCCCAGGAAGCGATGACCATTTGGCTCCAGTCGCCAAAGATCAGCGTACCGCTCGGAATCTGAAGGCTGCTCATCGCATGATTGCCGTTGATTTCACCATCACGTAGCGGGCCGTCCCAAATCGGGATAGACGAATTCGTGAACTGCTGGCGCCCGGCAAGGGTTTGCGCAAGCGCCGGTGTCGTTGCCCATCCGGCCGCGATCATCGGCACATTCGACGTGAGCAAGGATCCCTCCATGCTGAGGAAACTCGCCCAGGGAATCGTACTCACCGTGCCGCCGAATACCTGCACGGCGGGGTAATTCAGGATTCCGACTGGACTGCCGGCGGTGCCGTTCCCGTTGATCGCGGCTTCGTCGACGGCAATCGCCAGCACCTGCGCCAGGTCGCCCATCACGACCTTTTCGGCACTGGGGGTTGATTGCAGCAGCAATTGGCGCGAAATCTCGGTATAGGCGGCGACGTTCTTCGGCGACATGCCCAGTTGCGAAAAACTCTGATTTGAACTTGCGCCGCCGTTCGCTTGCGTGATTTCGGTGGTGAGCCATGTCGCGGTCGCGGCGCCGGTCAGCTTCGGTACGGCGACGTTCGCGACCAGGCCGTTGAGATCGTACGCGCCCAAGCGAAATGCCACCGTGCGATTGCGCAGCAGGTCAATGAACGACACCAGTTCGGTTTCGACCAGATACCCGCCTGCGCTGGCTGCTCCAACGGTATCGGCGCGGGTCTGGATTTCGTAGGGCAGGAAGAAACCATCGGTCGAGTTTGTCGGCCGCTTCATGTTTCGCTCGATTTCGAGCGCCAACTCGCTTTCGAACGTCGCACACTGCCGCCATTTGCCGTCAGCATTGGCGCAGACATGCCGGGTCATCCGAAGCACCGAGTATCGCTTCACTTCGGCCGGCGTGAGTCCCAGCCATGTCGGCAGGGAGTTCGGCTCCCGATCCGTATCGGACCGCGGACCGGCGCCACGGTCGCGGGGAAGTACAGCGGTCAGTAGGTCGCGCGCTCGGCGAGCGCCTTCAAGCGTGATGTAGTCGGTCAAGTTGCGGTTTCCTATGTTACCGCTGACGATTCTGCCGGGTCGGAGTCCCGAGAATCATGGGACTGTTGCAAAAGCCGGTAGAACGTGGTCTTGCTGAGCCCGAAACGCTCACGGACGGCGGCCGGCTCGGCGCCCGCCTCAAGTGCCTGGCGTATCCGCATAGCCTTCCGGCGCGTTGCCACCTTGCGCGCGTCCGGTTCGATGGCCATCGCATCAAGCAGCCGCACCAGCTCGCGCGCCGCAGCTTCGAGCGCTGGCGCGGGTACGCCAGCCGCCGCGGCCAGGTGCAGTGCAGTGCGCAGCTTTTCAACCGAGGGTGCCATTCACCGACGCCAGGACGTCATCCAATTTTGCGCCGGCCGGTGCATCGGTCCTCGAGCTGCCCGCGAATGGGGATCGATTGGCGGTGGTGCCGGTGGCGGCGTAGGCACAGGCGCCTCCTGCTGGGCTGCGGCGGCGCCGGGCGCCGTGCTTGCCGGAATGTGGTGCACGTTCGCCATGTAGGCGGCGGCGGCGGCAAGAACCTCCGCGTCAAACCAATGATTGGGCCCACTCTTCACCCAGATGACGCGGCCGTTTGGCTTCACGACTTTCGACTCACTGCACAGCTGCTCGCAGTAATCATCGCTCGCGTCGATTGGCAGGTTGAATGAGCCGCGCTCACCCAGCGGGGTACGGATGCGGGTATGGACGAAATCCTTGAAATGGTGGGTGCTGATGTGCATCAACTCGATGCCGCGCTTGGCGGTGTTGTGGCGCGCGTCGAGTTCCACCCTGTTGGGAGTCACCGGCTTGGCGAGTTCCTGGTGTCCCTTGCTGGGAAACGCCCGCTTGGGGAATTGCAGCGCGAAATCGTAGACCGGATGTGGTCGGTAGCCGCTGTCGATCAACATGCCGTAAATGCGCATGCGGCTATCGCCCCATTCGGTATCCATCAGGCCGGCAAGGTCCGCCCAGGGCGCCCGGGTGTCGGTGTCCCCGTAGATTTCGCCATGCCGCAGCAACCAACTCGTAAGACCGGCACCCCAGCCGCGCACGACAAACACTAGCCGGTTCTTCTGCACGTCGACCCCGGCCGTGATGCGCACGACCGCGGCGGGCAGCTCGTCGGAGCGGTACCCTACGCGCAAGGCCTTGACGGATTCGGCCGGCGGTGCATCGCCCTGCAGCTTCCACAATTGCCCGAACGTCGTGTTCATGACCGCTTGCATGCGCTCAGGCTCACGCGATCGTGCGGCTTCAACCCAGGCCTTGGCACAATCGCCCCAGGTGCGCCAGGGTGAGCAGCAGCCGCTCACCCAAAAGCTGTGGGTATCAGATTCCGGATCGCCTTGCATCTCGTATTTGCCGGACGCGTTCATGGCGTTGCGGTGCTTATCCTCGAGCAGCGTGCCGCAGTGAGGGCAGAGCAGCCGCGCCTCGCGCTTGGCGAGTGCGGGACTCGCCTTCTCCGGCCACTTCAACAGCTCGAATGAGGGGGCGAAGTATTGGAAGCAATCGGGACACGCCACCGTCCATACTTGCTTGGTTCCGGATTCGAACAGCGACCAGATTCGACTCGCGCCCTCGAGCGTCGGTGTGCTCGCGGCAATGATCTTGCCGTCCGGAAACGTCGTGATTCGCGCTTCGGCAAGGGTCAGCGGGTCGCCTTCGCCGCCGACATCGGTATCCATGCGGTCGAGTTCGTCAAGCAGGATCAGTGCCGCCGGATGGCTCGACAGTTCGGTCGCGGATCCGCTCCACGCGAGACCGAGCCGTTGCCCGGCGACGTATTTTTCGGTTGCCTTGTTGGACGTCTTGCGCTTGTCCAACTTCTCATCGAGGCTCGGGGTCGACTTGATCATCGGCATGAGTCGGTGCTGGGAGAGGCTGGTCGCGAGGCGCTGAGTCGGCAGCACCATGATCACCGGCGCCGCGTCGTCGTCTAAGCGATGGCCGATGATATTCAATAAACACTCGGACTTTCCAGACTGACTCGACATGACCATGACCACGCGCTTCACCTTCGGATCGACCGCGGCCTGGCAGATGGCGCGCAGGTAGGGGACGCGTGATGAGCGCCAGGGCCCGGCCTCGGCGCTGCTCTTAGGTAGCACGCGACACGCGTCGGCCCACTCGTCCGGGCTTCGTGGGGGCGGCGCTCGGAGCGCTTTCGCTCCGCGGAGCAATGCCGGCCAAAGCCTCGAGGGCGCCTGCCGCAGTGTTTCGGATACGCCTGCACTCATCGAAAATCCTTGCGCGGATGACCGCCGCGTCCGTGATCGTGGCCAACTCGCTGCACAGGCGCCCGCCCAGGCCGTCCAGGGAGGTGCCGACCGCCGTCATGATGGCTTCCACCCCTTGCGCGACTTCCTCCGCCGGTAACAGCTCACGTTCCGCCCGGCGAGTCTTCAATTCCAAGGCTTTGCGCTGCGCGTCGACCAGCGCCTGGCGGGAACCGGCGACGCTGCTGCTCTTCTCGGCACCCTGATTCAGGTACGCGATGAAGAGCGGCACGCACACGTAGGCGTCGAAGCGACCGCGCCGCGAATTGCCGATTTTGGGGAAGACGCCTTCGCGGTGTAGGCGGCGAACCTGGCGTTCCGTGCGGTCCAGCATGCGGCCGAGTTCAATCGAGGTTAGCGGACAAACGGACATGGGCTTTTCATCTCAAAAGATCGAAAGGAGGGCGGCGCAGCCACCCGCTGGCGGCCTACCCCAAAGTTAAGACTCAGAGATTTCATCGGGGGGGCTGCCCGGCCTGGGTCGGGTCGCCATCATGCCGGCCCCCCCTTGGCAGCCGATGAGACGACAGGACTCGCTCAACGGTCTGCCCCGCATCCACAACCTGTCGGTAGTAGTCCGCCTCGGCCTGTACCGCCTCACTCGGCCGACCGAGCGCGGCCAACCGGTCAATCATGCTGTCGAGCGCAACAACCCATTGCCGCTGTTGTTCGGCGGTTGGGACAGCGCCGGTGGACAGATGGCGATCGAGCTGCGTTGACAGCCGAATCAACTCGCCGGCCAGGTCGTCAAGCAACCTATCCTCAAGCTGCGGTAGCACCTCATCGTCGTAGTTGTCGCGGTGCTGCCCAGGTGTGTTCACGTTCTGCGCTCCCTTTGGTTGGTGTTCGTCAATTCGTTCCAATCGTCCGAATTCGTTCCAATCGTCCGGAACGAATCGATGTAGGGGACGTGGGATAGGAACGGATTGATTCGTTCCTAGTCCTACGTCTGTACCGGAACGAATGAATCATTGCGCTGCAACAAGGCATATCTATGCCCTCGATTCTTGTGAATCGTTCGAATTCGTTCCGTTTGTCACGAAGCGCCCTTTATCGGTTACCGAGCAATCGCGGTCCCGGGTTTTGCCGGCGAACTCGATATAGCCGTCCGCTTCTAAGAGCTTCAGGATGTCGCGGATTTTGTGATGGTGGCCGATTCCGTGAAGCAGCCGTTCATCAGCGCTCATCGCGGTCTCTGACGCGAGGCGTTTCTTACCGTGGA